TCGGTCGGGCGGTCGAGGGTGCCGAAGCGGTCGGCGGATAAGTGCGGGTCGGCGGTCTCGATATGCCAGTCGGTCCGCCAGAGGTTCTGCTTGTCCTGGACCCAGCCTTCGCCGAAGTCGTGGAACGTCTCCTCGTACCACGGCTCTGTCGGGACGAAGAACCACTCCATCGTGGCGTACATGCCGGGGTGGAGGCCGGCGACGCGGCCCCACGGGGAGCCTCGCCAGGCGTAGCCGTCCGAGTCGGTCTCTTCGTACGGCCCCCATCCGGACTCCCACCAGTCGCTTTCCCACCAGAGCGAACCGCTCGGGTACCACGACCGGCGGAGGATCGCTTCCTCGTCCGGGCCCTGGCCGAACGTGCAGACGTGCCGGGTCTTCTTCAGCAGGGCGATCGCGGCGTGGAGCTCGTTGAAGACCCACGGGCCGATGAAGTCGCCGTGGCGGGCGCGGCCGTAGGTCGTCACGAGGTCGGGCTTGGCGGTCTGGTCGGCGGCGAGTTGCCACGCCGTGCCGTCGTGCTCCATCAGCTTGCCGTTGAGGTTGGCCCAGTCGTCGGCGATGCGGAGGTGATCGCGGCCGATGTACATCCGCCAGCTTGAGCCCTGAAGGCCCGGATGGATGCGGACGACGGTCCCTTCCGGCGAGTCGAGGAACGTCCACGCGCCGGGGTCGTCGTCCCAGCGGGCAACCTTGCCGTCCTGGCCCTCCCAGTCCCCGGCCGCGCCGAAGGCGACGGCATAGTAGAAGCCGTCCTGGGGGCTGGCCGGCGGCTCGTTGCGGATGGCGTCTACCAGGTAGTCCCACGCCTTCGCCCACGTCGCCAGCGAGCCGTTGTTGTGGTACGACGGTGACGGATACCGGAAGCCGGTCTCCCGCGGCAGGGCCATGTACGCCGTCTGCGTGCCGGCGATCCGGTGGGCCTGGTACTGGTCCGAGCCCTCGCCGCCGTAGACCCAGTACGAGCCGTTCCACCGGGCGCGAAGGCCACCCATGCCCTCCCAGTCGCCCGTGGCGCCCGCGGCGACGAGATACACGTCCGACGTGTTTGGCTCGGCCGGTGGGTCGGTCCGGGGCGGCTCGGCCGCGATGAGGTAGCGCCACCAGTCGTCGGCCACGCGGGACCAGTACCGGGCCTTCTGCCCGGCCATGCCCGGCGCGCCGATGGCTGCGACCTCCCGCGGGAAGCGGCGGGTGAAGCCGGCGGGGTAGTTCTCCCATCGCCCGGCCTGCATCACCAGCGTGGCCTCGATGTCCCGCATGGGGTAGCTGTTGCCGGGCGGCGTCCACTGGCCCGTACCGCCTGTGGCGTTGACCTGGACGGTGTGCCCCTCGCCGGGCGTCTCGTAGGTCCAGTAGTAGTACGCGGGGTCGCCGTCGGGATCGTAGACGCACTCGGCGATCTGGTTCGCGTGACCTGCCCAGGCGCCCGTCGGTGACCACATGACGGCGAACCGCTCGCCGACGTGGGCGTAACCGGGGCTGTACGGCGGCGCGAAGCCGTAGCCGGTGAGGATCTCATCGACCACCCGCGTCCCCGCCGCGGCGCGGGCGCGATTCAGGCTCATGATCGGGATCGACGCGAGGATGCCGTCGATGTCATCGGCGTCGGGGTAGTCCACCGTGTTGACGAACTTCCCGGCCCCGGCAAGGTGCTCCGTATGGGCCTGGAGCATCGCCCACGTCGTTACGCCGAAGTAGTAGTTCGTGTACGGGCACGCGCTCTGGACCTGCCAGCCTTGCCATCGGTCGGCCTGGCTGTTGTAGGTCAGGACGAACCCGTCGTCGGTCTGGACCGTGCAGTACGTCCCCGGCGTGGCGAACTCCCAGCCGCCGGCGGTCTTCGTCGCCAGCGTGTGGCTGTGGCCGGCCCACCCGCTTTCCGGGTCGGCGGCGAGGACGGCGAAGGTGTCGCCGAGCTCGGCGTCGTCGGGCGGCCGGCGGGCGGCGGTCTTCACGTCGTGCGACGCGACGACCACGCGATACCAATGCCCGCCTTCGCGCCACTGGCCGCCCGTTCGCCAGATGATCCGCCCGTCGGGCAGTTCGTAGCCGCCGTAGTTGTACCCGTCGAAGCTCCAGTAGCCGGGGTCTCCGGCGTGCCAGGTCGCGAGTGTGTTGGGGTTGCCGGCCCACGCACCGGTCGGGGTGTCGGCCGTGGCGTACTGCGCGCCGTCGGCGGGCGTGCCCGGCGGGTCGTTCTGCCAGCCGTCCAGCCAGCCGTTGGCGGCGTAGGGGTTGTCGAGGTAGTCCCGCCAGTTCTTCTCGCGGCCGTAGGCGGCCCTGTACCGCTCGTCCAGCGCGTCGGCGAACTGGCGGATGAACTCGATGTCCGTCCAGTCGGTTCCGGCGTCGGCAGGCAGGCCCGTCCATCCCATCGTCGGCGTCCTCCCTTACGACGGCGGGTTGCCGTGCATCCGCACGAAGTCCCAGACCTCTTCGACGCCCTCGCCCGTGCCCTGGGCCTGAAGCACCTCGTACTCGGCCGGATCGGCCGGCCGCCAGGGCGCCACGCCCAGCAGGACCACCGCCCACCGCTCGCCGATGCCCGGCTGCTTCCAGAGGACCCGAGCCGCGCCGTGCTGGCGGGAGGCCAGCTTCGTGACGCTGCCGTCCAACACGTCGGCGTAGAGGTGCGTCTCGTCGGTGACCTCGACCTTCACGGGCGTGAGTCCCTGGATATACGCCCGGCCGACCTTCTGGCCGGCGATGGGTTCGGCGAGGATGACGAACTGCCCGGCGTGCTTGTCCTCGTCAGGCGTGCGGCCCTCGAAGGCGAACGGCTCGCAAAGGAAGGCGTCCTCGTCATCGGTGGGGTCGAACAGCACATCCTCGATGCCCAGCACGGCGAAGCGGTTGCGGTCGGCGTAACTGGCGTTCTTGACCGGGACTGTGATTGCACTGGCTGGGAATCGCAGCTCCCCGCCCGGCCGGCCGAACTGGCGGGCCAGGTGGGCGTTCGCGGCGTCGGCGAAGGCGTTCCAATGCTCGGCCCGGAAGCTGAACTTCTGGCCCCGCTTGACCTTGGGAACTTGGTTTGACATGGCCTACTCCGGCGCCTCGGGCGGTTCGAGGTCGGCGAAGTCGCCAGCGTCGTACACGCGCTCGACGTGCACGGCCACGGGCCGCTTGACCAGCCGCTTGGGGTTGGCCGACTCGTCCACCGACTCGGCGTACTCGACCCAGAGGTACTCCCAGCCCTTCTTGTCGATGTCGGAGATGTCGCCGACGGTCAGGCCCGTGGCGTTGGGGCTGGCGGCGAAGCTGAAGGTGATCTCCCAGTCGCCGCGGCCGCGCTTGGCCCCGGAGGCGCCCAGGAACAGCACTTCGCCCTCGGCGAAGCCGCCCCAGGCGCCGTTGTTCGTCTTGCCGGTCAGGCGGAAGAGCTTGCCTTTGTAGTCGTTGGTGACGCGGCTGTCGGCGATGAGGTGGGTTTCGCTGAACCGGTATACCGGCACGGTTATGTCCACGCCCTCGATGCCGTCGGGCGTCACGCCGATGGCGCCCTTGTAGTCGGCGGCCGTCTTGTCCGGCGGGGCGAAGCTGGCGACGTGGGCCTTGGCCTGCGTGATATGCTGGCTGCCGCCGCCCGTGTCGAAGCTGTAGGACGACTCGCCTTCCTCCAACTCCTCGTCAGGCGGGCGGTACTGGACCGTCGCTTCCCAGTGCCACGGACCGGCCGGCTCCAAGGTGATCTCGCCGCGCTCCAGGTCGTTGTGCGTGGCCGGGGCCTGCTGGCGGACAGCCTGCGCCGCGAGAAGCTCGTCGTCCGTGCCCCGGACGAGGAAGTGCCGCTCGACAGACAGGAGCTCCTGATCTGCGTCCCCCTGGCCGCTGTCCTTCGTCGGGCGGCTGAGGTACTTCTCCTCAACGGTGATGGGCATCCGTGCCGTCCCTTCCTACACGAACGACGAGCCGCCAAAGTCCTCCAGCAGCTCACGCATCTTGCGGGTGTTCTTCTCCGTCCCTTCGGAGGCAACGGCGGTGCGTTCCATCGCCGAGCCCGCGCCGAAGCCCGACAGCCCGGCGGCGGCGTTGAACGTGCCGCGGACGGAACGCTTGAGTTGGTCGCCCAACCCACCCGCTGCCGCTCGGATACGATTCAGCAGGTCGTCGGGCCCTTCGAGCTTGCCCGGCCCGGAGTCGGCATCTTCCTTCGCCTGGCGCTTGGTGCGGGCGTCGGCAAGGGCGGCCTTCCATTCGTCCCGCGCGGCGGCAAGTTCGTCTTCCGCGGCCTTCATCCGGTCGCGGTACTCGTCGGCCATCTCGTCGCGTTTGCGCTGGTGGGCCTGGCCAATCTCGAGCATGCGGGCCTGATGGCGCCGTTCCTCGCCCTCGCGCTTCTGCTGCCGCTGCTTCTCACGTTGGGCGATGGCACGGGCCTGATCACTGTCGATCCGGGCAATCGCCGCGTCCTTGGCCTTGTCGATCTGTGCGTACTCGGCATCGACGTTCACCGAGTCGTCGAACAGCGACTTGATCCAGGTCCACGCCTTCTGTGCCGCGGCCGAGAGCTGGTGCCACGTCCGCTTGAAGAAGCCGACGAACCGGCTCCACGTCTTCGACAGGAAGCTGGTGGTCTCGATCCAGCCGATCTCCAACCCGTGCCAGATCAGCTCCCCGAGCGCCAGGGCGCCGTACCACGTGCCGTATACGAGCTTGAGGAAGCCGTGCTTGAAGCCCAGCCACACGTCGAGCAGGGCCTGCACGCCGCGCTTCCACTGGACCTTCAGCGTCAGCCAGAGGATCTTCGCCGCCAGGCCGAGGTCCCCGGCGGCAAGCGCATCGCCGATGCCCTGGTAGGCCGCGAGGGCGTCGTCCTTGAGCGTGGCGAACTTCCCACCCAGCCAGTCGAGGGCCTTGCCGCCGGCCTCGGTCGAGGTCAGCAGGTACGCGCCCAGTGCCCCGACGGCGGTGATGACCACGCCGATGGGCGACAGCAGCGCCCCGAGGACCGTCGAGGCCACGCCGATCAGGCTGGAGAACAGCGTGATCGCCTTGCCGGTCGCGATCAGCGCGGCACCGGCGGCGACGACGCCCGCGGCGAGTTGGGCCAGCGAGACGATCAGGCCGCGGTTCTGACCGATCCACGAGATGGCCGCCGACGCCCACGACGCCATCCGCTCGCCGACCTCGGTCAGGGCAGGCGCCAGGGCCGCGCCCACCTGGAACACGACCATCTTGAGCACCTTCCAGAGCTTGTCGAAGGCGTCGGTGAGGTCCTCGGCTGCCTTGGCGTCCTTGCCGGACATCGTCAGGCCCAGCCGCCTGGCCTCGGCCTGGAGTTTCTCGATCCCGGCCGCCCCGTGGGCGAACATCGGCAGCAGGTTCGTGCCCGTCCGGCCGAAGAGCGTCATCGCGATGCCCGCCCGGCGGGTGGGGTCCTCGATCCGCGAGATCGCCTCCGCCAGCAGCTTGAACTGCTGCTCGGGCGACAGGCCGTCGAGGTCCTCGAACCGCAGGCCGAGGTCGGCCAAGGCGTCGGTCTGGGTGGACAGGCCGCGGCCGGCGTCGTAGATCGACCGCTGCATCTTGCGGAAGGCCATCTCCAGCGAGGCAAATTCCGTGCCGGTCTGGCTGGCGACGAACTTCAACTCGCTGAGCGTCTCGACCGACAGGCCGGTCCGCTTGGCCATCTTGGCGACCTGGTCGCCCATCTTCGCGAACGACTTCGCCGCGACGACGGCCGGAGCGGCCAGGGCCGTGCCGACGGCGAAGACGCGCGTGCCCCACCTGGTCACACCCGCGCCGAAGGCCCGCAGTCGGGCCTGGGCGCGCCTGAGCCCGGCCGTGAGCTTGTCGCCCACGCCCAGCTCTACGTATGCCCGCCCGGCTTTGATGCCCGTCGTGTTGGCCACGGATCAGTCCTCGTACGCCACGCGGATGTTCTCGCGGTCGACGGCTGCGATGAACCTCCAGACGGCCCGCCGGGCGCCCGCCTTGCGGGTGTACGCCTCTCCGCCGTCGGCCACGATGCGTCCGTTGGCGCGGACGGCCCGCCATCGCCAGCCGTCCTGGGCGCGGTAGATGCAGAAGGTGGTCGTCGTCAGCCGGATGGGCCTCGGGGCCCGCTGGCGATCGGCTTCGGTGAGTGTCTGCGTCATGGCCTTCCTCACTTGACGGAGTCTTTCCAGAGCTTCGGGAACTTCGGCGCTTCCTTCGCCAGGGCGGGCCCCATGAACGGGTGCGCCCTGATCCGCACGCGGCGTTTCCGTCGCCGGCGACGCGTGCCTTCCACGACCACTGTCATCCCGCCGTGTTCCAGGGCGGCCGGGGCCGTGCCCGCCTTCTGGTTCAGCCGCATCGGCCCGACGACGACGGTCTTCCGCGCTGCGTCGTAGCCGAAGAAGATGAACCGTCGCAGCAGGCCCGTATGGGAACTGGGGGGCTGGCCCGGCGGCGATGCGGCCTTGCGCTTCCGGATGCTGTGCTTCGCCGTGGTGCGGATGAAGGCGCCAGCCCTGGACAGGTTCTTCCGGTTGGCCCGGTCGGCGGCGCGGAGGACCACCTTCCGATCGAAGAACATCTCCACGCTGACCGTTCTCATCCGCAGCATCGTGGTCCCTGAGTCCTTGACAAGTGGGCCGATCGGTGCTAGCCTGCCTGCTCGCGATCGACGTCAGAACTCCTGTCCGTCTCCCCCGCGGACAGGATCGATTGAGCCTGGCCGTCCCCCCCCGCGGCCGGGCTCTTCTTATGCGCGGGGGAGGACGGCCGGGTCAGCCGACGCCGGCCTTGGCCTTGGTCTTGGTGATCGTGTCCTTGACCGTGCCGTACTGGCCCGTGGCGGTTGCGGCGCTGCCGATGGACGCCTTCACGGCCGCCTGCGCGTCGGCGGGGGCGGCCTCGACGCCGCGGACGATCGCCGTCAGGGCTGCCTTGGCCTTACCGGCGAACTTCGCGTCGACCAGCCACCAGATCCCGATAGCCGCTACGGCGATCAGGGCGACCAGCAGCACCCAGGGGTAGACCTCGAACAGCACGCCGGCGGCGACCAGGGTGCCGCCGCCCCCGGCGACGGCCAGGCCGAGTGTCACCCGCTTGGCCCAGACCGCCAGGACGATGCCGGCGAGGACCGCTGCGCCGCCCATGAGGCACAGAAGAACGGGCCCGCGCCGCACCGCGTCGGTGATGCTCTCCATGCCGCCGCCACTGAACGAACCGCCGCCCCCCTCGACTTTCACACCATCGCTTCGGAAGTCCGGCAGCTTGATGCCGTCGGCCTGGAAGGGTTTGATGGCCGAGACGGTCTTCGCTGGGTCGCTGCCCCACGGCGGCGCGATCACGGTCGTCTCTCGGCGGTAGGTCCCGCCGTCGGCCTCGTACGTCACGGCCGGCCGGGCCGGGGTGACCTCCACCTTGCCGTCCTTCGCCGGGGCGGGTCCGTCCGCGCCCGGGCACACCGCCGCCATCATGGACACGACCAGCGCCGCGATGATCCACGTTCCTGCCTTCATGGCTTCGTCTCTCCTTGACTGGTTGCCGGGGGGGGTCTCGTCACTTCGCCTCGACGCGGGCGTACACCGTCTCGGTGTGCTCCTTGCCGTCAGTGTCGCGCCAGCGGCCCGTGCCGACGGGCACGTAGCGGAAGCGCCCGTCCGTCGCCGGCGCGGCCTTGCTCACGCCCGCGGCGGGGCCGTTCCACGCCTCGCTGAACTTCGCCCACTGGCAGCCGACCACCGTCAGCACCAGCAGCACCACCACAACCCATGCGATCCATCTCATCTCTGTGGCTCCTTCCTGCTTGGCCTGGCCTTGCCGGCCGGACCGTCCACGAAGACCGTCTTCAGCAGTCCGATGTTGTCCCTCGTGAGGGGAATGCCCTTGCTGCGCTTCCCGCCGCGCTCGTAGGGGTGGAGTTTGGCGGGGTCGATCATCTTGGCCCGGAACGCGCTGAGCGCCGCGGCGGCGATCGTCGCCGAATGGTCCCAGAGCCGCCGGTTGCGGCCCTCGGCCATCCACAGCAACTCGCGGATGGTCAGGGGGCCAGGATCGGTTCCGACGAAGCCGGCGAGCTCCCAGACGAGCTGCCACGGTTCGACTCGCCTTGCTCGCTCACCGCGCCGAGGGCCTCCAGGGCCGCGTCGGCCGCCTTCGCCAGCTCCGCGTCGGCCCTGGCGTCCAGGACGTCCTGGGCCCGATCGATCAGCTTCCACGTCGCGTCGATCACCTTCCGCGCCCGCGCCCGGTCGCGCGGGCTCGGGGTAAAATCCGCGAGCTCTTCCAGGAAGGCCCGCGTCGCGGCGTCGATCACGTCGCCGGCCATGGCCCGGCCGAACTGCTCGTCGGTGACGTTCGCCCCGTCGGCCTGGTCCTTGCAGATGACGTACAGCACGTCGACCAGAAGGACCGGGTCGGCGATGAGGCGGTAGAGCAGCCCGTTGCCGGGCTCGGCCTGGTCGCCGCCGAGATCGAGCAGGTCCACCTGAAGCAGGTCGCGCACCTTCTTCACCGCGTAGACGTTCAGCGTGATCGTCCAGGTCCGATCGGCGTTGTCCTTGAAGCTTCTCATCAGCGACCTCCTACGCCGCGGGGACCACGTACCAGTCGGTGAAGCTCGACGGCTTGAGCGTGACGCTGACGGTGACCGCCTCCTCCAGCGGCTCGTTCCGCGTGAAGCTGGTCACCGAGCAATTGCTCGCCAGGCCCTGGTTACCCGCCTCGTCGATCGCGCCGTCCATCGCCGCGATGGCGATCTCGCCGGCGGCCAGCCAAGCCGCCAGGATGGCCGCGAAGGCCGCGTCCGAGGGCTTCCAGAGCATCTCGAACTCGATGGTCGCCTCCTTCAGCGTCGCGGCCGTGGCCCGCCAGCCGTTGTTGGCGCGGGTCGTGACGTCGGCCTCGCCGTTCTCCTGCTGGAGGTTCACGTCCTTGGCGTTGTCGATCTCCGTCCAGCCGGTCCCGTCGGGCGGCCCCGTGAGGAGGGCCGTCTTGAAGTACAGCTTGCAGTCCATCCCGAGCGTGAAGTTGTCGCTCATCTCTCAGGCCTCCTTGCCCGTCTGTGTCTCGGCTACTCGACCCGGGCCGGCTCCTCCGCCGGCGGTTCGGCCGCTTCGAGCTCCGCCAGCTTCGCGGCCAGGTCCTCGCGCTCGGCCTGGAGCCGGGCGGTCTCCGCCTGCTGGGCGGTCAGGCGGCGGTCGAGGTTGGCGACGATGCGACGCAGGGCGTCGACGTCGACTTCCTGCTGCCGCGCGTGGACCTCGCGGATGCGGAGCCGCTTGCCCTCGGCGGTGTCAATGATCTCGGTGGTGACTTCCCTTGCCATGGATGCGATCTCCTATCTGCGGCCCGGCTTGCCGCCGTGCCCGCACCAGCCGGCGCGAGCGATGGTGAAGCCGGCCTGCTTGACCTTGTTGGCGAAGTACGCGCACTCGCAGTGCGTCAGGGACGTGCCGTCGGGGGCGTGGCCGAAGGCGAACCACGGGGGCTCGATCTTCTCGAAGACCGGGCGCCGGACCCGCACGAGCCCCATGTGGATCGCCGTCGGGTCGGCCCACGTCTCCATGTGCGGAACGGGGTATTCGCAGCCGACGACGTCGGCATTGGCGGCGAAGAAGGGCATCGTCGCGGGGCCCGGGCGCATGTCCCGGTCCATGAGGACGAAGTCCGTGATCTCGGCCGGGCTCTTCAGCGCCAGCTCGCGGACGGACAGGTTCCGCGCTGCGGTGAGGTCCGTGGCGCACAGCGCCAGGACGTTCTCCGGCGGGAGGATGTTGTAGAGCCACGCCGCGGCCTCCCACGTGATCGCGTGGTCGGGCCAGGTCAGCACGATGGCCCTGGTCTTCGACGGGTCGATGTTCAACTTGAGCTTGGGCATTCGCGGTGTCCCCTACGCCGAGCCGTCGGCGTTGATGTAGTACCAGGAACCGTTGCAGTAGAACTCCAGCCGGCTGTTGCAGCTGCACCACCGCAGCCCGCCGTTGGTCGAGCTGCTGTAGCACGCCGGAACGGTCAGCGGCGTGCCCAGCGCCCACAGCCTGTAGGACGAGTAGTTGCAGACGTACGCGGGGCGGTAGTCGCACGAGTCCCAGTACAGTTCGCCGTCGTCGTTCCAGGGGATCGAGGTCGGCAGTGGATTGGTCAACAGGCCGATCTCGTTGCCGCCGCAGTAGACTTCCGGCCGGTAGTAAGAGGAGTCCCACCACAGCTCACCGTCGCTGGACCAGTCGTGGTAGCTGGGCAGGCAGAAGGCGTCGCCGAGTTGGTAGTACGACCCCGATTCCAGCGAATCGATCCGCGAGCAGTTGTCTTCGACGCAGTAGTACAGGTCCCCGATGCAGCTCCACGCATCGCCGACCGACCCGCATAGGTCGCCGACCTCGTCGTACGTGGCCAGGCAGTAGGTCGAGCCGCCGCAATAGAACGCCGGGCGGTACATGCCCGTGTCCCACCAGAGCTCGCCGTCCCGGCAGTACGCATGGCTCTCGGGCAGGTGGAAGTCCGTGCCCAACAGGTAGCCGGCGGCCGTGACGCTCTGCCACGAGCCGTTGTAGAACTGCAGCACGCACGCCGAGCAGCAGTAGCGCAGCCCGCCGGCTTCGCTGGCCCCGCAGCCGGGCCGGACGACGAAGCCGGCGCTGCCGCACGTGCGGACCTTGCCGGCGAAGTCGAAGGGGTAGGCCAGCTTGGCGCCGCCGATCTGGCCGTCGCTGATGTGCGAGCCGAAGACCTGCCCCGTACCGATATGGGCCGCGACGATGGCGCCGTCGGCGATGTGGACGGTCTGGACGGCCTCGGCGTCGATCTTCATGTCGGTGACGGCGCCGTTGGCGAGCTTGCACGTGGTAACCGCGCCGTCGCAGAGGTCGACAGCCACGATGCTGCCGTCGGCCAGCTCGGCCGAACCGATCACGCCGGTTGCGATGCCCCAGTAGCCCATCACCAGCTCCCGCCGACTACGGTCACCACGTCTCCGGGCGTGCCCTTGACCTCGATCCCGGCCAGATCGATGGACTGCAGCGCGTGCCACTCGCCCGGCACCCAAGGCACGTCGGAGCCGTCGTCGCCCTTGAACAGCACGTTGGCGCCGTTCGTCGGGGGGGTCGAGATGGTCACCGACGCGACCAGGCTGGCCGAGGCCAGCGGCTGGTACTCGCCCGTGACCGTGATCTTCCGCATGACGATATTGTGCATGGTCTCGGTCCTCGCGCTACTTCATGGCCCGGTAGGTGACGGTCAGCACCGACGTGAACAGGCGTTTCTCGGCCAGATGGTCCGGCGAGTAGACCGGCTCGTTGGCCGTGCGGACCCACGCCGCGCCGGTCAGGCGACGGCCCTTGAGGAAGACCGCGATCTCCTCGACCAGGCCGCATAGGGCAGCGACCTCCGCGTCCAGGTCCGAACCGACCTTCTTCTGCACGCCCACGTCGACCTGGACGTCGTGCTGCGACAGGCTGCGGGATGCGCCCGCGATCTCGACGCCCTTCGGAACGACGGTGACCTTCAGCCCGGCCAAGTCCGCCAGCTCGAAGTCCGGCAGCACACGCCGCTCGGGTGTGAACTCCTCCGAGAAGCTGCCCTCGGCCAGTGCGACCGCCACAGCGTCCGCGATATCGATCACCAGCGCCATGTTCTTAGCCTCCCAGGATCGCCTGACGGATCGCCATGACGACCAGCGTCACGAGGGCGCCCACCACCAGCCACACGACGCGCCGGCGGACGGCCTCTGCGGCCTCGATCCGGTCGAGCCGCCGCTGAATGCCCGGCTTGCCGTTGCCCCGAATCGCCTCGTCCAGCCGGTCGAGCTTCGCGTGAATCTCCGCGAACTCGCCCTTGCACACGCTGTCGTACTGGTCACTCGAGCACATGGCCGTCACTCCGTTGCGATCTGCTTCGTGTGGATGCGGAAGGTGGTCCGGTGGGGGTCGCTCCACCGCCAGTGGCCCTGCCCCGCCAGGTCAAGGACCTCGTACACCTGACCGTCGGCAGTGATCCGGTCGCCGGGCTCGGGCTCGCCGAAGGTGGGGGCGAAGTCGGCGGCCGCGATGAGGAAGTCCGTCATTGTCGCGCCGACGCGGACGCCGAATTGGTCCTCGACCTCGCGATCGGGTCGCCCGAAGGTGGCGCTCAGCGCCAGTTCGGTCTCGCGCCGGCGGTAGGTGACCTGGCTGGCGCAGTGCGCCCCGCGCATCTGCGCCAGCCATTGGCATCCCTGCCTCAGAAGGTCACCCATCGCACGGGCCTCCTTGCCTCGTCCTGAGCCTGTCGAAGGGCCCTGAGCCTGACGAACCGCCCGCCGTTACTGGTTCAGCCGGACCCGGACCGTCGCATCGTCATCGCCGGCGGCCGCGATGGTCTTGCCGATCAGCTTGTTCGCGCCGGACTCCGAGTCCTCCTTGGCCTCGGAGTCGCCGGCGTCCCAGTACACGTTCGCGCCGGCGGTGATCGCCGTGCCGGCGCCCGTGGCCTTGGGGAAGTCGAACACGCCGCTGACCGCCAGCGAGCCGAGGGCGCTGGCCGCAATCGGGGTTCGGGCCACGCCGATCAGCTCGCCCTGGACCACCACGTCGCCGGCAGCGACGTCGGAGCCGGGCGTGTAGTCGATGCTCTTGCCGTCATGAACGAAGGTTGCCGTTGCCATCGATCAGTTCTCCTGTGTCTGTCGAGAGGGTTACTCCGGACGCCCGGTGGGCGAGGCCTACGCCTCGCCCTTGGCCTTCACGCCGCCCTTGGGGTCCTGAAGCGCGACGCCGAAGTCGTGATAGCCCCTCATTTGCACCCCGAGCACATTGAAGTCCGCCTCCGCCGTCTCGATGGTGGGCGACTCCTGGCCGTTGAGGAACGCGACCTCGATGACGGGCAGGTCGCTGGGGTCGGCCAGCAGGTACCACGCCTTGGCGCTGTTGCCGGTGTAGCTGGCGTTGGCCAGGTATCGGCTGACCTCGACGCGGTACTTGCCCTGGTGCGGGTTGGCCACGGGGTACTTCGTGCTGGCCGTGGTGTCGCGCAGCTCCAGGGACTTGTAGAGCTGCGTCCCGACGGCGCTCAGCGCCGTCGGGACGAGCACGACCACCGGCATGATCCCGATGGGCTTGCCGTCGCCGTCGACCTGGTCCATGAAGGTAACCTCGGCCTTCGTCAGCCCGTCGATGGTCAGCGCGGTGTCGGCGCCCGAAATGTAGTTCTTGTTGGCCGTCTTGAAGAAGGCCGAATTGCCCAGGAAGATCGTCCAGAACACGTCGTTGATCTTCAGGCCCGAGCCGCGGCCGAGCTTGCGGGGCACGGCCGTGATGGCGCCCAGGTCGTCGTTGATGACGTCGCGCCGGTCGACCGACAGCAGCAGGCCGTACGTGTCGGCCTTGTTGGTGTAGCTCTCCTCGCCCAGCGACCCGTGCTTGAGCTCCCCGCCGGGCGCGACGATCTCGTACTGGTCCTTGCCGATCAGCCGGTAGCTCGTGACCGTCTTGAAGTCGGAGACGTTGCGGACGGCGGTGATGTTCCGCCAGGTCCGCTCGACGCCGAAGAAGCCCTCCAGCAGGAACTTGTTCGCGACGTTCGACAGGATGCCCCCGATGTCGATCGTCGAAAAGGCAGCCTCGACGCGGTGGGCGAAGGCGTACCGCAGGACCGACCGGCTGTCGCGGAAGCTCCGGCCCGTGTAGCCGTTGGCCCACGCCGCCTCCAGCAGCAGCTCCTGGAGCCCGATCCCGCCCCGGAAGCGGGTGTCGGCGGCCTCGACGGTCTTCTCGCCGTGGGTCTTCAGCACGTCGTCGCCGGTGATCCCGCCGGTCATCAGGCAAGCGGCCTCGAGCACCTGGCCGGTCACGCCGTCATCGTCGCGCACGTGCACGGCGGGCGCCTTCGGGCGGGAGGCCCGCAGGACCTCCAGCTCGCACTGCGTCGCGTCCCAGCCCTCTTCGATGGCCTTGGCCTCGATGTCGGCCTGCTGGCCGTCGCAGACCTTGCGGATCGCGGCGATCCGCTTGGTCTCCGCGGCCGCCCGGGCGCGCATGTCGGCCACGGGATCGTCGGCGGTGAGGTTCTGCGCCTCGTCGGCCTTCGCCTCGACCTTGGTGCTGTCCTCCTGACCGCCGTCGGCGGTCTTCCTCTCGTCGTCCTTGACGTCGGTCTTCATGGTGGTCTCCTGGTTCTGTACCGAAGCATCCTGGGCGGCGACCTTGGCGGTGGTCCCGCCGTCGGCGCCGCTATCGACGAAGCTGATCTCCTTGAGCACGGCCTTGCGCACCACGTGCACGGGGCCGGTGAACTCCTGGCCGTTGACCTGCACCCGCCCGCCGGCGGGGACGAACTCCGCCTCGATGACCTGGGCGCCGATGCTCGCCTGCCACGGAAAGCCCTTCGCGCCACTGCGGGCGACGTCCCGGGCCCACGACGTGTCGCGGGAGATCAGCCCCTCGGCCAGCAGCTTGCCATCCTCGATGGCGATCCGCTGGGTGTGGCCCACGCCCTGGCGGCGCTCGTGGTCGAGGCGGATGGGCAGGTTCTGCGCGGGGATCGCCAGACCGGCGAGGTCCACGACCACCGAGTGGGGGAACCCGGCAATCCGCATGGTCCCGCCCGTGTAGGCGACCATGTTGAAGCGCGGCAGGTCGCCGGCGTCGGCCCCGGCCGCCTCGATCGTCGGCGAGGCGACCATCGTCACGAAATCAGGCTGCTTGACGCTGCTGATCATCTTCGACCTCCGTGTCTGCTTGCGGTGAGCTTGCCGAACCGTCTTGTGACCGGGCTGCCGGTGCGGCCTGCGCGGCCGAGAGCCCGAGCTCTTCCATGAGCTGCTTTTCCTTGGCCCGCTGGCGGAGTTGGACCTCCCAGTCCTTGCCCTGCTTGGCGTACTCGTCCGCCAGCGTGGTGGTGTGGTTCTTGAGCCGCTTCTCCTGGGCGCTGGCCTCCTTGGCCGGGTCGACGTGCTCCTGACCGTCCCAGAACCATTGGTGCGGCAGGTCCCCCAGGCCCCGGAGGAACGCGAAGTCGTTCAGGAGCATCGCCTCGGCCAGCCAAGCGTCGAGGACGCGGTCGCAGACGACCGCGTCCAGATGAGCCTGCTCGATGCGGATGCTCTTGAAGTAGACCTGGTGGTCCAGGCGCCCCGAGGCGTAGTTGTAGCCCGACGAGTTCCCGGCGGCGACGTTGAACGGC